GCTCAGTTTGCGGAGATCCTGGCCTTCAAGTCATTGAAGCCGGGGTCCTCGTATCTAGCTTACCAGTTCGGCCTCGCACCGATGATCTCGGATGTGAGGAAAGCATGTGAAAGCGTTCTAGCGTCTCGCGACGCTCTCGAGAGGTTCGCCCGTAACTCAGGCGCCCTCACGAGGCGAAGTGTGGAGACTTCGGAAGTCTCCACGTCTAGCGACCCCTGGAGCTTTGCTCCTGTGGCCGTTAGCTCCTCCCCCAGATTATGGGACGGCATTGACATCGTGATGGACGGCGTAAAAACCGATACCATCACTACCTGTCGTGCCTTCTGTCTCTGGGAGTACTTCGCAGCGGATCCCCACGGTTTCTTTCAGCGTGTGAATGACTACGCCCTTAAGGCTGATCGCCTCTTGGGCACCAGGCTCACGCCTGCTGTCATTTACGCTGTTACACCGTGGTCGTGGTTAGTCGACTGGTTTGTTGACATTGGAGGTTTCCTCCAATATCAGCAAGAGGTAGCCGACTACTCCCTCGCCATGCGCCGACCTGGCTGGTCGGTTGTCCAGCGGAGAACATCCACTTGGACTTGCAAGGTGAGGTGGCGATACGCCTTGCCTCCTGAAGACGGTTGGCGGACCTTCGGTTGCACCGAGGAGTCCGTTACTGTCCAGCGGAGGCCGGGCATGTCGTCAAGCGGTTTAACAACAAGTTGGGATGAGCTCTCATCATTCCAGCTCTCTATCTTGGCAGCCCTAGGGCTGTCTAAGAGAGGTCTGTAGGGAAATACCCCACAGGCTTGGGAGGACCTTCATGGAGGTTTATGTCCCCATTTCAGGCGACCGTTAGGTCGCGCCCAACCACTGGAAGGAGCCTAGCATGGCTTACTCCGATCCGCAGTCCGTCGTCTTGAACGGCGATACTTTCTCCCTTCCCCGTACCGGTTCTTCCGGCAATTCGGGGCAGTTCTCGAGTCCCGATCAGCGTTACAAACTGATCGTTCGACACCAAAACGGCAACCGCCGTCAAAATGTCGCTAGACTCGAGTTCTCCGGGATTGTGCCAAATCTCCTTGTGCCCAGTCAGAACCAGGTCGTCTCGGCGGCGGTGACCTTCACGGTCAACGCCCCCCTCAACGGTCTGGCCTCGTCTGAGTTGCGGGCTATGGCAGCGGCTCTCGTCGACTGGCTCACCGAGGTAAACCTCGGAAAGCTAGTCGGTGGCGAGATGTAGGAGCGCCAGGCAAGGACTCAGTACTCCCGAAGGAGACTGATGAAAAGCCTTGAGCTCACCCTCGAGCTGCTCGATGAAATCGGCAGCTCACTCGGCATCGACACCACACGCGATAGTATTACCATCGCGGACCGTACGGTTTCGGAAGGTGACAGTTTTCTCACCATCACCCTCCCGAACCTCGAAAAGTCGCTTTTAGAGGCGATCTCTCGAGGTTGGTGCGACAGCTCTTCCTGGCCCGGTTTTCGGACCCGGAAGGGTCTCCCTGTATTCCTACAGGGTTTCCTCCGTCGCATCTTCCCGCACGTGAATTGTGGAGCTAGGCAACTGTCCGCTGACACGGACGAGGTTGCCCGCTACCTCCTCGCTCTCCGACAAATCCTCGTTTTGCACGGAAAAGTTTTCTCCGTGTGCGACGAGAGGAGAGTGAGGAAGGCGGTAACCTCGTTCGTTGAAACGGACGAGTCACTCGCACCGGTATTGCACGAGGACCTCAAGACGGTGTTCAACCGTCTTTTCGGCGATTCACTACGCCGAGTTGAGGCCTCGCTGTATCGGGGAGAATTCTTTCCCCGACACGGTCCTGGAGCTGTCTCAGAGAAGCTCTCCTCGAACCAGAAATGGCTTCTAGAAGAGTGGACAGAACAGCTTCAGGAGGTGTTACCATGGTGGGACATCATTCGCCTTCCCGGCGAACTCATCCGCGGGTTCCGACCCGATGATGAGACCCACCACGAGTTTGAGCCCACACTTTCTTCTACCAAACCGGTCTCCCGGTTGGTAGCCGTCCCAAAGACCGCCAAGGCTCCCCGGCTAATCGCCATCGAGCCAGTTGTGCACCAGTTTGTGCAGCAAGGTCTTTTCGACGCAATTGAGACGAGCCTGCGTGGTTCACACGTATGGCACTATCTCAATTGGCGCGACCAGAGTCGCAACCAGTCTCTCGCGAGACTTGGTTCGATTGACGGGTCACTGGCCACGCTGGATCTCAGCGAGGCTAGTGACCGCGTCTCCTGGTCGCTCGTCCAGTTCCTCTTTAGTGACTACGGATTTCTCCTGCGTCACATTGAGGCCTGTAGGACGGAAGTGTTGGAGGTTCCTGATCACGGTCTCATCCGTCTCAGGAAGTTTGCCTCCATGGGCTCAGCCCTGACATTCCCGATCGAGTCGATGGTGTTTTTCGCCATCGCTTGGCTGGGAGTCTATGGGCCACTGCCTAAGATCTCGGAAGTCCTGTCCAAGGACCAAGAGATCTCAGTCTACGGGGATGACATAATCGTCCCCGCGGATAAGGTGCCAAATGTCGTTGGTCTCCTGGAGTCTTGCGGCTTCAGGGTCAACCCCCACAAGTCCTTTTGGACTGGGCTCTTTAGAGAGTCCTGTGGGTCTGACTTCTATGCCGGTCACAGGGTTACCCCTGTTCGTGTCCGGCACGACGTCAGCGACATCTGCTCTAGCGAAGGGCTGGAGAAGACTATATCACTCCGGAACCGCCTCTTCGAGGCTGGCCGGTATGCTACAGTCCGTGCTCTGGATGCCGATCTGGGACATGTCCCTTTCGGTCCACCAGGGCACCCCGCGCTTTGCAGGCACACGTTCGAGCATGAGAAAATCCGGATTCGGTGGAGCTCGGCCCTTCACAGAGCTGAGCTTCTCGTCCTCCGGATTGCTCGAAAGTTGCCTCTCGATCCCCTCGATGGTTGGAGGGGTCTCTTCAAGTGGTTCAGCATGAGGGAGCGGACTTGCGATCCGCTTCCTGCCGACCACCTCGAGAGGGCAGGCC